CAAGCGACACTGTCGAATTGTGGACCTACACAAACGCAGACAAAATCGCTGACGGAATCGTCGGAAACGAAGCGGGCAAGCCGGAAGTAAACGGAGAAAGCGAAGTCCAGAACAAGCCTTATCAGCTTCTTGTTGACGACATGTTCACAATCACACCGGGAACAGACACAGCAGACGGCGCCGCCGCTCTTGTTGCGCTCAACTTCTACGGTTCATTTGTCGTAACAAATCCGTCGGTCAACGGTGTCGCAATCCTTAACTAGGTTATATCGAGTTAGATTTATTTCTAACTCGAAAAACTGAGTTAAACGAATTAAAATACGAGTTAAAACGAAAAACCCCGGAAGAATCCGGGGTATTTTTATGAAAAAATCTTTCTGCATATAAATTGGGATTGAGAAAGCCCGGCAGCGCTTGCAAGCTCTTTTAATTTTATTTTTTCTGAGGGAGTGCAGACGAAAGAAACTGTCGTCCTCTTTGCCTCTTCCCCTTGTCTCTTACGCCCTCCGCCGTGGTATCCGTAACCAGAGTATTTTTTTTCTTCTGCCATTCAGAATATCCTTATTTTGCTCCTTGCGGGGAGGTTCCCCGCATAATCTTTACACACCGTAAACCTGACGATCGACAGAATCAAATGCCATTTTGAAACCTTCTTCAAGAACAGCGTCTATTTCTCTTATTTCTGCTTCAGAAAGTTCTTCACATTCTTCTGCCTCTGTGTAGTCATTCATCCAGTCTGCCCAGCCATATTCAGCTTTAAAAATATTGAAATCCTCCTGTGAATATCCGCCTTCAATAACGAATTCCATAATTGCCTTTAATTCTTCTGCTCTTGTCATAATTTCCTCCTCGCTTCCCGCCTTTGAGGTAGGCGGGTGACCTTTTGGATTTAAGCTATTTCCTCATACATTTTTTTTACATCATTTAATGAATAATTTCTGTTTATAAACTCAGCCATTTGATTTACAGAAACAGCTTCTGAATGTTTTCTGTTTTCCATTGCTTGAGCTATAGCCTTGCACATTTCCATTTTCTTCATAATTTCCTCCTCGGCTCTCGCCTTATGGTTATAATATATACCTTTTATTTTGTTTTGTCAATAGTAAAACAAAATAAATTAATTTTTTTTCGAGAATTAGTTGTGATTTTTCCAATTTTGGATTTTTTGGATTCAAATAAAGTGCAACTTTAGCCTAATTACAGTATGACAAAAAAAGAATTCATGCGGATATGGGAAAATCTCCCGGAAGACGATGAGACAAAGGACTATAAGCCCTCGGACTCAGACAAGTTCGTGCAGATAAGCGGGTATCTTTTCGCCGTTCAAAAATCGGGCAATGTAATAATGAAGAAGTGGCGGAAATCGGCTTACACATTGGGCGAGGTTTTCCGGGCGTTCCGAATCTGGTGCAAGGTGCAGAAAATAAAATACATCAGGATAGAGGGAGACACGACCCGCTATAACTTCATCAGGAAGATGTTCCCTTATGATTCAATCCTTAAAGACGATGAGGTCAAAGACCGCAATGTTTTCTATGTGAAGCTGTTCGACTAATTTAATTTATGGAAATCAAAGACTTCATCGCGCCTATTATCTATATGCTCCCTCTTCTGACACTCGTATGGAAGGGAGCCACGCTTGCCTCAAGGCTTGCTAATCTGGAAAAAACAGTGCAGGAGAAAGTGGAGAAATTCTGCAAAGACCACTCGGAAATGTCAAAGAAAATTGAATCAATCGACAAAGAGAACGAATCTGCGCTTGCGAAAGTGACGGAGACCTTAATTTCAATTCAGAAATCAATCGTCCGGATAGAGACAAAACTAAACATAGAAGAATGAGATACGGTTTACCATACAAGGGCTCGAAGAATAAAATTATCCCTTTCCTTATGAGCCGATTCCCTAAGAAAACACATTTTTATGACATGTTTGCGGGCGGCTGCTCAGTCACTCACGGTGCTATGCTTTCCGGCAAGTTTGAGACATTCACGGCGAACGACATCTCGGACTATCCCTCTGTTTTTCTTGAAGCCATAGCGGGCAAGTTCAGGAATGAAAAGCGGTGGATAAGCAGAGAGGATTTCTTCAAGCTGAAAGATTCAGAGCCCTATGTCCGCTATTGCTGGAGCTTCGGGAACAACGGCAACGATTATCTTTACTCGAAGGAAGTTGAGCCGTGGAAGAAAGCCCTGCATTATGCCCGCGTTTTCGGCGACTTATCTCTCATGGAGCAATTCGGAATAAAGACCGACTGCACAGGGGCGGACATAAAACGGAACATGGACGAATACAAGAAGAAATATATCATCTGGTATTGCTCGAATGTCCTTCATTCTTCTCTTGATGTCCTTGAACTTCAGAAGAATCTACAAGAACGCATAGAGCACAACAGCGAGGAGCTGCGCTCTTATCTTCTCGAAGGGCTGAAAAAAGCAAACAAACGCCCTTGCGATGTTGACAGGTTTTTAGGCATCCACGGAATGGCGGGTCATTATTTCGGCAGGTCTCAGTGGGAATTTCCGACAAAGGAAGTTTATGAGAAATTGCAGGGCTTTTTGTATCTGCCCCGGAATTATGAGGAAATCTACGGCTTGCAGGAACTTCTGCAAAGCCTGCAAAGCCTGCAAAGCCTGCAAAGCCTGCAAAGCCTGCAAAGCCTGCAAAGACTGCAAAGCCTGCAAAGCCTGCAAAGCCTGCAAAGCCTGCAAAGACTGCAAAGCCTGGAAAGACTGCAAAGCCTGGAAAGACTGCAAAGCCTGCAAAGCCTGCAAAGACTGCAAAGCCTGGAAAGACTGGAAGTTTTACGGGGCGACTATAAGGCAGTGCCGATTCTTCCCGATTCGCTTGTCTATTGCGATATTCCCTATAAGGGCACCGGCGGATATGAAGGCGGGTTCAACCACTCGGAATTCTACGAATGGGCACGCAAGCAGAAAGAGCTCGTGATTATCTCTGAATACTCAATGCCGAAAGACTTTATCTGCATTGCAGAGATTGAAAAAGCAGTCCTTTTGTGTTCGAGCGTCGGTAAGAAAGCTGTTGAAAAACTCTTCATCCCCGGACATCAGAGAGACTTGTGGGAGCGGGTGAGACCCAAAGAAACGCTTTTCGACTAATTAACTACATGGACTTAATTGAATTCGTAAACAAATACCACGGCAAAAAAGTAGACTTTGACGGAGCTTACGGGGCTCAGTGCGTCGACCTCTTCCGTCAGTACTGCAAAGACGTGCTCCGGGCTGGCACTCAGCTGAAACCGGTTGAGGGCGCGAAAGATTTCTTCCTGAAGTTCGATGAGGTCTCCCGTGACGCCCCTTACTTCCAGAAGATTGAGACGAAAGAACCGAAGTATGGCGATGTCGTTGTTTTCGGTGCCACGAGCACAAACAAATACGGCCACGTCGCCATATGCATCAGTTTTGAAAAAGCTGAGAATGTCATCGTCTGTTTCGAGCAGAACGGATTTTCACAGAAGGGCGCTGAGATCGTGCTCAGGAAAAACGACAATCTTCTGGGCGTGCTCAGATTCAAAGGACCGGAGGTTAAATAATGGCAGATACAGAGACAGCAGAAAAAAAAGAACTGAAAGCGAAGACTGTGTCCCTCGTGGCGAAAATCGTTGGCGCTCTGGTCGTGCTTGTGGGCGCGGTGCTTAAATGGCTGGGAGTCTTCCAGAACTGCGGGATCAACGAGCTGTGTGTCGTCGGGTTCACGATTATGGGAATCTTCGGGACTGTTGACCTCAACTTATTGGCGGAAAAGTTCACGAAATCGTGAATAAAATAAAACTCATTAAGGAGGAAAGAAAAAAAATGAGTGAGAAGTTGTACAAGTTCATCGTGGCAATATCCGGAGCAGTCGCTTCGGTCGCTTCTGCTGCGGTCGCTTACTTTGAGCCGGCCTATACTCCGGCAATCGTCGCATCTATCGGAATCGCTGAGACCGCGGTCGTCGAGATTCTGACGCTTTTCAAGAAAGATTAAAGCTTCGGGGGAGTTTCACAACTCCCCTTCTTTTTGGGGGACTGAATGAATGAAAAAATTAAATCAGCTTTTGAAAAAATCGGTCTGTTTTTCTCTTGTGCTGCTCTTGTCATTGCCTCTTTCCTTCTCGGAAAACACTTACACAATAACGGAAAGCGAACTGAATCAGATTCAGGAAGAGACAGCCCGGCTGACACAGACAGTCGAGAGGCTGGAGAATCAAAGAAACGAATATTTGACATTATCGAGCGAGTTAAAGCGCGAGAACGAGGAACTTCAAGCGAAAGTGAGAACTTATAGGCTCGTGACAATCGGCGTATGTTCCGGGGCACTGGTCGGGGGACTCACCTATTACATTCTGAACAGATAAAAAAAAAGGCCAGCCTTAAAAAGCTGGTCTTTTCATTTTTCATCGAGGAGATAGAAAAATGTACCTAAAGAACACATTCAGAATAGAGTCTTATCACTTATTTGTCAATTAAATTTCCTATTTCTTTGAACAGGTCTTTCTGCCATTCGATGATTGACTGCAAGTCTTTTGCGTGGAAGTTCGTGTAGGTGGCTTCGATTCCCCTCAGTGAGTGCCCCGCAATACTCTCAACGAAAAGAGGATTCAGTCCGCTTGCTTTCGTGTCGGTGATGAAAAAATGCCGGAAAGAGTGCAGGCACAAGCCCCTCTCTTCCCAGTTATCAAGGCTCCTTATAATCGGCTTCATTACATGCTTGATTCTCGCATGGTTGAAAGTCCATTGCTGGATCATGGGGAGCAGTTCTTCTGCTATTGGGATGATTCTTTTTCCTTTGGTTTTCAGCGGCGTATAAGTTCCTATCTCGGTGAGCTGCCTTGTCAGCTCAATGAAACGGATTCCGTTTTCTGTCTTGATGTCCTCTTTCGTGACTCCGTAACACTCGGAAAGCCTCATGCCCGTGAGTGCCAGGAGAATGAGGAACGGCCGCAATTCTTCCGGGGCTTCATTACAAAGATAAATGACTTCTTCTCTTTTGAAAGAATCCCGGTTGTTTGGGCGGGGAAGTGAGCCGAATCCTTGCAAGGGATTCTTGTTTATTTTGTTGTCGAGAAAGGCGAATTTCATAATCGCATTGAATGTCTGAAAAATGCCGTTAATCGTGTTCGCCTTGAGCCCGTCTTTCAGAAGTTTCTGCCGGAAGTTTTTCAGGTCGGAAAAAGATATTTCCTGTAATTTCTTTGAGCCGAATGCTGGCAATATATGGATTCTCAGATATTGCCGGTGCTGCCTTAAAGATGAGCGTGCGAGCGGGTGCACCCTGTCTTTTACGAAAGGCGCATTGTCATCAAAAAAATGCTCCGAATAGTCTGCAAGGGTAAGGCGGGCAAATCCCAGCTGATTTATTTTAAGAAGTTCCATACAGTATTCTTCTGCGAGTTTCTTTCTTGTCTGTCCTGTCGTCTTCCCGCTCGTGCGGTATCCTTCGGAATCATAGGTCTTGTAATACCAGTAATTTCCCCGCTTGTAGAGGGTGAAAGGCTTCCTGTATCTTCCCATTCGTGTCTCCTTATTGTCTACAGTTTAAAAATATCTCTTTGCTACATAAGGAATTAAGAATTATAAATATATGGTAGGCGTGAACATAACTAAGCATTTATCTTCATAAATCCTTATATTACAAAGGTTTTTATTTTAATTACGGGAAAAGAAAAGAATCCTTTGCCCTGCGTTTTGTGCACAATTCTGTATACAATTCTGTATACACTTTTATTTTTGAGGTTCTTGTGGTAATATTCTCTTATCAGAAAAATCCTCTTGATTTTCGGGTGCTCTTCTTTTTCATTTTCTAGGGCACCCGATTTTTTTTGTCATGTTTAAAACATGTTTTTATCATGGTCTAAACCTTTTTGGGAAAAACTGCGTATTTACGCATTTATTTTAAAAGGCTGAAAAATGGCCGTATAAGCGTCATTTTCGGCTCGGTGGGGTAATTTGTCGATTTTTTATTTTGAATCGATTCTAGCCCCCTTCTCGTGCGTCTGCGAGGGTTTTCAGCAGTCTTTTACGATTGCTATTTTCCCGTTGTCTCCCCTTAATGCCCTGTAAAGATTTTTTTTCATCTCGATGTATGACATGAGCTCGACTTTGTCCTCCGGGAGAAGGCCGGCGGATTCTTTCAAAAGATTCTTCTCAAAGTCTGACAATTCAGTTTTGGATTTTTTGGATTCATCTTTTTTTCCGGTGACAAGATACTCCAGCGACACATTGAGGAAGTCCGCAATTTTAAGGGCAGTGTCTGCTGCGGGAATGGAATCTTTCTTAAACCACGAGCGGACGGTAGGGTCAGGAACCTCTATCGCCCTGGAAAGCTCGGCTTTCGAGACTTGGAGAAAATCCATTTCTTCTAACACCCTTTGCAAGAATCCATTCATTATTTCATTTTCGGTTATTTCTGTATAAAAATCTAAAAAAATCGTTAAAAATCACGAAAAATATACAAAAATCTATTGACAATCATTATTTTTCACGATACCCTATTCTTGAAATCGTGAGAAATCACGATAAACACCACTTCAAAATGAGGTAATCATGAATGACAGAGACTTCTTGAACATCAAGGAAGCGGCGGAATATCTGAGGGTGAGCACAAAAAAAGTCTATGACTTGAAGGCCACCCGGAAAGATTTTCCTTACCACAAAATTGATGAAAAGCTGGTTTTTAATCGTGACGAGCTCAGAGCCTGGGTCTTGTCACAGTAGGGGGGAATGATGAACTTGAAGAAATCAAAGAACGGATTCAGAAAAGACGACGGAAACTTCAAAGAATGGCTTCTTGCCGTTTTCTGTCTCGGAGTCTTTTTCGGCTGGTTCTCATTCGTATTCATAACGGACATTTTTTTCTAAGAGGAGGAAAAAAAAATGAAAAAAGGAATCGCTGACATCGTTCAGCGGCTTAGCGGCTGGGGTGACGAGCCGGACTATGAACTGCTTGAGATTTCTGACAACGGAGACAACTTCTCATTCGTTGTCAAGAAAGACAATCTTGAATCAGTGGATAAAGGAGAAAACGAAGAAAATGAAGAAAGCGTATGACATCGTTTTGGACTGCTCAAATATCAATGAGACAGTCATCAAGGCCCTGGAGAAAGAGAACTCTTCGGGAGGAATGGAAGCCGTAACGGTCCTGAAATGTCTCCGGAAAAAGCTTGATGAACTGGGAATGATTCTTAACAAGGAGGAAGCCGCATGACAATGTATGAGATTGCCCATGAGGTCACAGAAATCGAAGACCTCTATGATTCAGCAGTGGACGAGAACGGCGAGCCTCGGGAGCTCACCGAAGAAGAAAAAGAGACCTTGAAAAAGTGGATACTTGCAAACGAGGAGACTTTCAAAGAGAAGTTCGACGCTTACGGAAAGTTCATCCAGAACTTGAAAATCAACGCAGAGCTTGCTGAGGCCACCCGCAAAACCTACAAGGCTGAGCTTGACCGCCTCGCAGCCAGGGCAAAGACCGCCACAAACCGAATGGAGAGCATGAAGTCAATCCTTCTTTGGGCGATGAACACAATGCACATTGACAAGGTAAAGACGGCTCTCTTCTCGGCCTCAATCCGCGAGAATCCGCTTTCCGTCAACTGTGACGATGTGAAACTTGATGAAGTCCCGGAATGCTACCTCAAGAAAGAGGTCAGCAAGTCGGCAATTTCCGCTGACATCAAGAGCGGGAAGCTACAGGTTTCGGACTCCGGCCTTGTACTTAAAGACGGCGAGATTCTCGGAGGAATCCGGGCAACAAAAACAAAATCACTTCAAATCAGATAGGAGAAAAAGAAAATGGGACTTCCAGTTTTAATTCTTGGCGAATCAGGCAGCGGAAAAACTTACTCGCTCAAGAACTTTGAGCCGAACGAAATTTCAATTTTCAGCGTCGAGAAATCTCGGCTTCCGTTCCAGAAGAAACTTCCGCTCATGCCACATGCGACCTATGAGGCAATCAATAAGACTTTAAGCGGTGAGCTGACAAAGAAAAGCTATGCGATTGACGACAGCCAGTACCTGCTCGTCAACCAGCTTTTTGACGGCTTGTATGAGTCGAATCAGTTCGACCTGTACAAGAAGATCGCCTACAACTTCCGGAACCTTATTCACGACATCAACTTCAACCTTCCTGACGATGTGGTCGTTTACTTCCTTCACCACCTGGAGAAGAACAATGACGGAACGATGAAGGCAAAGACAATCGGCAAGATGCTTGACGAGAAGCTGACTGTTGAGGGCTGTTTCGACATCGTCCTTTACACAAAGAACGAGCTCGGAAATCATACTTTCGTCACGCAGTCAGATGGATTCATGACCGCAAAAAGCCCGGAAGGAATGTTCGAGAAAGAAATCCCAAACGACCTTAAAGCGGTGGACGTTGCGATCCGCAACTACTACGGATTAAACGCAAAAAATGAAAACAAAAAATAAAAACTGGGAAGCCTTTCTGGCTTCCTGGAATACAACAGAAAAGGAGTTAAATATGGCATTCGGCGACAACTACAAGCCAGTGTATGAGGCACCGATGCTCGCAGACGGCGAGTATCTCGCGAGAATTAAAAGCGCAAAACTCAACTGCTACGAGCAGAGCGGAAACGAGTATGTAGAAATTCATGTAGACATCAAAGACCATCCGGGCTGTAACCCGTCAATCTTCTACATCAATGAAGCCCCGCGACTTGGGGAAATCAAGGCGAACGGCCAGCCGGTGACACAGGATGATGTAGACAGAGGTAACAGGCAAATAACGACTTTCTTCCTGTGTTTCGGAATCAAAGAAGGTGACTTTGACTTTGACCGCTGGAAGGGACACACGGGCACGGTAAAGATTGCCCCTTCTTATGACAAAAACGAGCCGGACAAGAAATCAAAGGTCTATAAGTCAATCTACCCGCAGAAACCGAAGGAAGAGAAAAAGGCAGCGGAGAAACCGCTTCCGCCACCACCTGCCCCGACACCGGCGACAGCCTCCCCGACTTCTGACGGCGGCTTCCCCGAAGATATTCTGTTCTAGGCGGATAATCCTGGAGGGCGTGGCTGGTTGCTTGGGGGTCATCCTCCCACCCGACCCCCTCCACTGTTCGATTCAGTGGCACGCCTTATGTTATTCGCTGAGAAATGGCGAATAACAATATGGATAGTAGCTCAGAGGTTAGAGCGGAAGTTAAATCTTCAAGGTCGCAGGTTCGATTCCTGCCTATCCATATAGGCCGTTGGCCTTTGTGCTCGTTGAGCATACGAAACAAAAACGCAGCTGTGCGATAAACAGCAGTTTTAACAAGGGCGGTATGAGCAGACCACTAAATAAGGCTCAAAAAAAAATTATCGTGTTTAGCCGTGGCCGTTCCGGGGCGACTTTGCAGAATGCAAGTAGGATAAATCTTCTGCGATAGGAAAAAGGGATAGTACCACACCCGCGCAAACAACGGCACTTATTTCTAAATCGAGGGGAAAGAATTCAAAATGAGAGATTCTTTTGTTTTTTACAGCTCATACGCTGACGCAATAACAATGATTGACGACCCGGCTTCACAGATGAATGTGCTGAAAGCTATATGGGCTTACGCTTTCAGGGAAGAAGAGCCGGAAGAAGGCTCACTAAATAAAATCGAAACTATTATTTTTTCAATGGCCAGACCGACAATCGAGGCCAGCAAGCGCAATTACGAGAACGGTTTAAAAGGTGGCAGACCAAAGAAAACCCCCCTTAAAACCCCCCTTTTAACCAATGATAATGTAAATGTAAATGACACTGTAAATGTAACTAAGAATTTAAATGTAAATGACACTGTAAATGACACTGACAATGACACTGTAAATGTAACTAAGAATTTAAATAACAATGGATATTCTAATATCAATAAAAAGAATACCCGTTTTTCAAAACCTACTCTTGAGCAGGTGCAGGCATTTTGTGAAAAACAGAACTTAGGATTAGACCCTGTAGAGTTCTTTGACTATTACGAAAAAACGAATTGGGAAAATGTCTATAACTGGCAGTCGCTCGTTGTTGCCTGGAATAAAAGACAAATCGAGACTTACAATAAAGGCAAAATTCAAGATTCTTCTGACCCTTACGCAGGACTGAGGTAAGCCATGACAACTAGCGAAATCACGGAACTTGAGAAAGTCATAATCGGCTCTATCATCCAAAAAGAATCTTTGCTCGATTCCCACTTTTTGGAAAAGCACATCATAGCGGAGATGTTCACGGACACAAGGAACCAGCTTCTCTACGCAAACCTTGTGAACATGCACTACATAGCGGGAATGCAGATAAACACTGTCTCTCTCATTCAGTATCTTGCCACAAGCAATCAGCTTGAGCCATGCGGCGGAGCCGGATACATAGCGGAGATTGAGGGTGACGGATTCCCCACTAACATTGATTTCTACATCGGGCAGCTGACGGAAATCTGCCTGAAGCGGGAAACCGTAAAAAAATTACGGGCCGCCATAGAATCAGTGGAAAAAAATGACAAGGTGACATCAGAAGACGTCACGAAAATAATCGCCGATTTCTCGCAGCTCACGGAGATTGCGGAGACCACGAAAATAGCTGACATCAAGGAACTTTTTGCCCTGGCTAAAAAAGAGACCGACAAGGCCATGCAGACAAAAGAGCCTACAGGGATTCTTTCGGGCTTCGATGTCTTTGACGCTGTCTCTGACGGGTTCCAGAGGGGAGAGCTTTCGATATTGGCGGCCCGTCCCTCTATCGGCAAAACTTCCCTCGCCCTCTCTATGTGCATGAATATCGCGAAGGCTCACCCGGTAGCGTTCATATCGCTTGAGACCCCCGACAAGATGATCGCATTCAAGATTACGGGGCTTCTTGCTGACGCTCCGATCTTTTACCTTAGGAAAGGTTTTTTGACGGAGCAGAAATACAAGGAGACCTTCGAGCAGAAGGCTTCTGAGTTCCAGCAGAGAAACTTCTTCCTTGTGGACAAAACAAGCGTTGACATCATGGAGCTGAAGAGCATTGTGCGACGTCTTGTCTTGCAGTACGGAATCGAGATTGTCTTCGTCGATTACATCGGGCTTGTGGACGCAGGCTCATCAAATATGCCGGTATACGAGAAACAGTCGATTGTCTCACGCTCGCTCAAGGAAATGGCGAGGGAATTTAACATCGCTATCTGCGCATTATGCCAGGTATCGAGAGGAGCTGAGGGACAGAACAAGCCGCCCTTGTTGAGCGACTTACGGGGCTCGGGCTCAATCGAACAGGATGCGGATGTCGTCATGTTCATTCACGGAAACCGCATTATCCCCAAAGACGAGCAGAGCGCGACAAGGGAGCTTATCATCGCGAAAAACAGGAACGGAGAATGCACTTTGGGAAAAATAAACTTCGTCAAGGCAACCGCAAAATATGAGAACTTAAAAAAAGAGGAGGATATAACACAATGAACTTAAACGAGATTGCGCATGACATGCGCGAGACCGCAAGGAAAAGAGAGGAGAATGGCGGAGTAAAGGCCGACTCAAAATCCCTATTCAAGCATATGGCGACAGAGGTTATCGAGGCGGAGGAGGCTTTCTTTTTCTTCGATAACGAAATCCCAAAAGAGCCCGGAGACATCTATCTCCCCGTAGACGACATGAAAATGGAGCACCGGCAGGCTCTTGCGGGTGAATTGGCGGATGTCATAGCTTGCGCGCTTATCATTGCGGCGAATGAGAACATCGACATTGAGAACGCACTTGAAAGCTGCCTTTACAAGAACCAGCGCAGGGTAATGAGACAATCATGAGGCCTTATGAGTTTTTCAACGAGAACATAAAGAAACTTCTGGAGGAAAAAAGAAAATGGAAAAAATTGACGAGATGTGCCTTAACTTCGTTTACCTGCTTTTCGCAAGAACTGAGCAGGAGTTCTGCAAGTATTACCCGAAACACCGCGGCCGGTGGGTTTGGAAGTTAATCAACGGATACCCAAACCGAAAAAGGAGAGAGAAAGATGACAGAAGAAATTAACCGGGCTTACTTCGAGAAGATGAGCGAATACTGGGCGGGAGTTATCTGTGGCTGTTGCTTCGGTGCAATCCTTATGCTTGTCATGATGTTCGTTATCATCGAGCAGAATAACGGGCTCAGGGCTGAGGTAGCGGAGCTGAAGGAAATGGTTGAGGAACACGAGGCGATAATGAGCAAATACGAGTTCTATGTCTGGCATAATATGAAATTCTTTGAGGAAAAGGAGGAATAAACCATGCGTAGTGTAAATAGCTATCAAGACATAAAAACTGAGGAAGATGAAGAATACGAAAATGATGTTGAAGCCGTGTTTGAAAATCTTTGCGATTATTATGCAGATGAAATTGAAGAGCATGGTATGAACTGGCAACAGAAAGCCTCGCTTATGGCAAGAGCAAGACAGATTGTTAATGCAAGGAGATAAAGGAAAATGACTAAAGACGAAATACTTAGATATATTATCTTGTGTGTAAGTTACAAGCACAATAACGATATATCACCGTATATCACTAAATCTAGTGAAGAAAAAGAAGATTTATTGTTTGAAAGTGCGATAGAGTTTCTAGAAAAATTGGATAAGGAAAATGCAGAACTGAATAAAGAACTGAAAGCAGAAAAAGAGTACAGTGCAACTTTACGAAAAGAAATTGACGAGTACACAAATAGTCATACTCTATGTGCAAAGTACAAGAAACTTGAAGAAGAAAATGCAGAACTGAATAAAAAACTCTCAAAAGCAGAAGCAGACTATGACAAAATGTTTTGGAATAAAAATGAGATTATTTCCAAAGCAAAAGAACTTCTTAGAATGGTAATTGATTCTTACTTTCACAAAGAAAGGTTTTCTTTTGAAAAAGATTTGAGAAAAGCGGAGCAGTTCTTAAAGGAGGAATAGGACTATGGAATTTGACAAATCAAAAGTTTATACAGCAGTAAATGCTGATGAGTTGAAGGTAGGCAGTCAGGTTATCTGTGCTGATGACTTGGCAGATATTATAGATATTCATGAAAGAATTAAGCAAGCCTATCTTGCAGGACTTAAAGCAGGCAGACCAAAGTGGCACAAGGTTGCTGACGGAGATTTACCGCCCACAAGCGGGGAAATGCACGCCGAACGCTATCCGATTCTTGCCTGCACCAAAAACGGATATGTCACTGTTGCCATAAGACGAAAACACGGGCGGGCTTATGAGTGGTTTTGCTCTGATTATGACGGAAACACTTTGTATCTTGATAAAGAAGTTATCGCATGGTGCGAAATATCAAAATACACGGAGGAGTAAATATGTTTGAGAAAGAAGCAAAGGTAAGAGCAAAAGATTATACCAACGACAAAAAGCGACAAATAGCCTATGAGTGCGGATTCTTAGACGGTGCAGACAAGGCTAACGAATACGCAAAAACAATCATTCAAGACCTGCTGAGTAATTCTGATGAATACGCAAGGCAGAGAGCTATGGACTTTTTGAAGGAGGAATGAGAAATGACGAAAGAAGAATTTGAGGCTGACCAGATGAGGCGAAAGGGATATATCTGCCCCGCGAATGAATTCAACCCTGACTATCACGGGGAACCCGCGGCCGTGATATGTCCGAAATGCGCGCATTATAAAAAAGACTGCATTGTTTACGGAAATAAGAACTGGAGGCTCATTAAATGATTCAACCGGTTTTCTTCACTGTCAAAGGCGAGACCCCGGCGAAGAAAAACTCCCGCATAACGCTGAGAAACGGCCGGACAATACCCTCGGCGAAGTTCAGACAATGGCATATAGTCGCGCTCGCTCAGCTCGAGATTCAGTGCGGGAAGATGGCTCCGTTCGACCCTATCGCCTACCCCGTCACTATATCGCTGGATTTCTACCACTCGGACAACAGGAGGCGGGACAGCGACAACGGGACTTCCTCGATACTTGACCTGCTCCAGGACGCGAGTATACTAAAAGACGACTGCTGGCAGATTGTCCGCAATCTGAAAATAAGGAATCACAAGGCCGATGAGGCGCGTTGTGATATCTCTATCCTTTTGACAGAAGATTAAAAAATTGAAAGCAATCACTTACAGGATAGGTTCACTTTTCCCGGAGCTTGACGCCATGGATTACGAGAATGAGGAGAAAATATTCTCTTCGCTCGTGAACCAGGCGTCAAGGTATTCTGACGACGAGGCGGAGTTTCAGGAAGCACAGGAGCACTGGGACAAACACGGAGACCTGAAAAGCTGGCAGAAAATGTATGAGAAGATACAGAAAGCCTGCTTCAACTGCATCAACAAGAAGCTTGTCAGCGTCATTCCGAAAGATGAGATTGAGAGTTATTCTCACGACGTGACCATCTCAATCCTTAACGTCATCAACAAGAAAAGGCTACTGGGAAAGTTCTGGAAGATAGCACGGTTATCGGCTTTCGTGTACCTGCCCTGTAAGTCGATTTATCTGAAGCAGAACGAGTTCGAGGACAAGATTCTAGATGAATCGGCCTATACTTGTTTTGGAGAGGACGGAGAGAAAATCAAGGAGACCGAATCGTCATACATTGATGAGAACGGAATCTATCACATTTAGAGGAGATAATGAAAAATGAGAAATGATGATTATGTATCAATGCAAATTTCTAAAAGGGCAATAAATATGGCAATAGCTTGCTATAAGAATCTTAAAGATAAAGGACTCGAAGATTATCAGAATATGTTCTTTTTGGTCGGAATGATAGCAGGAATTGCAAGAGCAAATAATACTGACATTATTCTTGATGAAAATTTTGTAAAAGATATGAGCGAAGAATTAAAAAAGTGGGAGTAAGGAAAATGAGCGAGCCACCAATAAGATAATTCTAAGCCCCATTTACGGGGCTTTTTTTATTTCATAAAATTTTCATAAAATCTTCATATATTTCGCATAACTAATTATATATATGACTAGTTATAATGCGGAAAAAGCGAGCAGGGCTCGGAGAGGCATAACCGCAGAATCACGCAAGAAACAGGGGCAGTCTCACTCTCAGAACGTGATGATAAAGAATATCGTCAACGAGGCAATCAAGGAAATGCTCCTTGACGAGACAAAGAAAGGCACGCCCCAGTACAAGCAGTTCTTAGACGCATACATTAATACCGCAATAACAGACCCGAACTCACAGGCGGCGGGGTTTTTTGCTGACAGAATCATAGCGAAAGACCTCCTTACTGTGCTTGATACCCAGCATGAGAAAGAGCTCGCCCGTGACCTGGACTTCACGAGATACAGGATATTGAATCAGTTCTACGACAGGCAAAGGGAAGTAATGCAGGAAATAAACCATCGCAAGCGCATTATGTGCCTTACTTCCCGACGAACGGGAAAGTCTACTATGGCGGCGGGTATTATTGATTTAGTCTCGGTGAAAAAAGAATCAGATATCATTTACTTCAACCGCACTTTTGCAAACGGAATCAAGCAGGTTTTTGACAATGTTCTTAAATACGCTGATTCAGTCGACTTGAAAATAACAGAGAAGAAAAAATCAGACGGATACATCAAGTTTGCGAACGGTTCATCATTGCAGATTTTCGGAAACTCGAATAATGCTGAGGCTGACAAGGCACGAGGATACAAGGCCCGCTGCGTAATCATTGATGAAGTCGGACATCAAAGGAATCTCGACTATCTTCTGAACGAGGTTATATATCCCTTAATGGCTGACTACGAGGACTCGACTCTTCTTCTCCTGGGCACGCCGTCAAGAATCCCGCATCACTATTCTTCTAAGATATGGGAGAGCGACACTTCTTTCAGAAAGTACAACTGGAGCATGATTGAGAATCCTTATATTCCGAAGGCGAAAGAGTTCATTGACGAGATATGCAAGGCAAAGGGACTGACAATCGAGAGCCCTTTCATTCAGCGTGAATACTTCGGAAAGATTGCGCCGGACACAGAGGCGATTATCTTCAAAAAGCGCTCATATTGTGACGCGGACATCGTCGAGAAGATCAGAGGCGGACATGTTAGAATTACTGATATTAGTATTGGGGTTGATTACGGCTTTTCTGATTATAATGCTATCGTAACGCTCGCATACAACAAGCACGACAAGACAAGCTACGTTCTTGAGGAATCGAAGTTCAATCGTGCTGCCGTCTCTGAGATTGTCGAGAAGATTAAGGAGCACTACAGGAACGCTTTCGAGCTCTGCGAGAAGGTGAAAATCAATCCTGATGATCATGTTAAAATTTACGCGGACACCAACGAGGAGTCTATAACGGCCGATTTAATGGTCCGTCACAAACTCCCCGCATACAACTGCTATAAGTATGACAAAATGTACGCTGTCGAAATGCTGGCCGACGAGCTCAGAAGCGGCCGTATGCTCATCAAGGGGGGCGGGATTCTCGACAACGAAATGGACCGCATATTATACGCTCGGGACGACGAGGACAACATCATCAATGAGATTGACGAGGAGACTTACCACGCCGACGCCATAATGGCGCTTTTGTATGCTTCCAGAAAAGCATTCTTTGACATGGACTATGACATCAACTTCAAAGAGTCCGCCCCGAAAACATCTGACTTCACGACAGACGAATCGGGCACCATTACGGGATACAACACGGCCGACACGCTCGGTAATTTCGAGGATAGCGGAATAGTTGGCTAAAAATACCCTATCAGACGCACGAGGATTGATTTAGAGAGGACTTTCAGCGAAAAACGACAAATTATACCAACTGCCCTAAAACGATTGATTTTAGGGCTTTTTTTTGTCTCCAGGGATTTTCACTAATTAAAAGTATTATGGGATTCTTAGACTCAATCAGAAATATATTTGTAGGTGCCCGGAAGTCAGCGAGCCGGAAGGCTTATGACAATCTCGAGGCCGGAAAAAAACTCTCGTTCTCCCCGGAATCTGACCGATACACTTTCGGCAACCAGGAGGACACGGAGTACAACAAGAAATGGACTCCAAAGACCGCGGAAGAGAAAAAGTCTCTGTCTCCGGAAGGTTATTTCCGAATCGGAGAACGTCAGAACGAGAAAGAAAATGTTTTCCGGGACATCTTCAACGCTGCGAGGGACAAGGCGAAGGCGGAGGACGAGAAGCGGGTCGCAGACATAAAAGCACAGGGCGGAAAGGCCCGGAGAACGAACAAGCGGACTCTTGAGAAGAACGCGAACAAAGAAGCGGAGAAAATCTTCAATGAGGAGTACCACGAGAAGCAGATCGCGATACCGTCAACGGCCATAAACAACATCAAGTATGACCCTAAATCAGAGGGGCTGAAAGTCAAGTTCCAGGGCGGGAAGAAGGAGTATTTCTATCCTTCGGTTCCGGTCGAGCTGATACAGCGCTGGCTGAAAGCGCCTTCTAAGGGTGAGTTCTTCATGAAGAATATTCACAACCAGTACTCAATCTTTAAGAAAAAGATAAAGGACGGAGACGGCTTTAAGGTTGTCGCAGACCACAGGCCGAAAACAAAAGCCGAGCAGAAAGGCATAAGAAAATTTATGAAGAAGTACGAGCGTACAAACAAAGACAGGGGCGTAAAAGCCGAGATACGGGGGAAATAGATGTTCAATTATTTCAGAATAGCGATGAAAGACGCTAAGCGAATGAAAGAGCTCGACAAGCAGAAAAAACGTCTTCTTTCCAAAGACATGGACTTTCAGTTCCTGGAAGAGATAATTCAGAGGGTGAACGACAACCCTAAATTGAACATCAAGATTGTGCTCAAGGACCAGACGACGCTTTTCGTGAACACATACAAAAGACCGGAGAACGTCTTTATCGGAGAAACATACATTGAAGAAGAGGTAAGATAAAATGATTGTAATCGGCTCAAATACACAGAATGAGAACACAGTTTCCGGACAGGTTCAGATTCAGATAGACTCGCTTCAGTCGGCGATAGATGAAATCAATGCTGACATTGACACTCTCACGCAGACGCTCACGACTTTACAGACAAGCGTGAACGCTCAGATTGACAGCGAGACACAGACACTTTTGAACACGCTTAATTCACAGATGTCGGATTTAAGGACTTCTCTTGAGAGCGCGGTCTCCACGAATCAGATAACGGCTGTTATCGGGAACATCCAGCAGCTCGCAGTCACAGTCTCCGCGACAATCAGCGCGCTGACAGCGGGCTCAATCAATGCGACGACAGGAATCACGACAGCAAACCTCACGTCAGCATCATCGGACATCGGGACTGCTCAGGCAGCGTCTTTGAGCACGGGTTCTCTTGATGCGACAGTCGCGACGCTGGGGACTGTCTCTGCCAGCGTTCTTAATGTCGTCACGTTCATCATCGAGAACCTCACCGCCACGAACTTCGGCGCGACAAACGGCGCTGTCACGAACTTTGAGACATCTCTTATCAAGGCCGACACTATTACCGGCAAGCAGTGGCACACTCCGGTCTCACTCCCGGACAACACGGAGCTTCTGAGGGTACGTATTCCCGCATACGACGGAATCATCACTTTTATTTCTGAAGACGGAGAGGTGAACGTCACGATTATCAACAATGCGTTCATCTCATACAATCAGAACGTCCAGTATCTTTACCGGATTGACTCTAAGACTGATTATGTTGACCTCTACCTCTCGAACATCGACGACACAATAAATTACCAGGTGATTTATCTCGGAGAGGGCGAGCACGGAACAGTCACGAGCGAGATTGTCGACAAAACAGGAATCCAGCAGAATGTCGAGACTCTGAAAGGTATCACATCTATCTCTAGCAAGGAGCTCAACGTCGAGCTTATTTTCGTTCAGTCACTCCCTGAGGTCGGCCGTGAGAACGTCATCTATCTGATTGAGACGGAGGGCGCTTTCATCTGGAACGAACAGGAAGATAAATATTATTGTTTCGCCGGAACAGTCTATCAGCGCAAGGTCTTGACGGATTCCGTGACTGTCGATGAGGTCGAGCAGACAACGGTCGAGGGCGCTATAGGGGCGCTCGCAACTCTGGCGAACTCTAACAAGTCCTTGAAACAGAATAAGGCTCTCACGAATCCGGTAACAGCGAACGGGATAACGGCGACTACAGTCGAGGGAGCGATTGACGCGCTTAACGCAGAAAACAAAATCGTTGACGGTACCCTCGAGGTTAAGGAGGAGACGTATTTAGACAGCGATGTCGTGGCGGAGAAAAATGTCACTGTTAAGGGTGACTTAATCGTGAACGGCACGACATACACGACTGAGGAAGAATCGCTCAACACAAAGGCTGATTATGTTGTTTTGCGTGAGAACAATCCCAGCGGACTCGGAGCAAACGAGAAAAGTGGAATTATAGTCCATAATTACAGCAGCAATAAATCTGCGTCGCTGGGAGTCGATAAAGACGGGATTTTCAGAATCTCGGACAACGCGAGCGAAGCTATCACGACATATACGAACGTGTCACAGTTTAACGGCAGTTATTATTCCGGGCTCACGCAGGACACGCCCCAGGCTGTCTCCAGCGGAGCAGTAGTCGCACAAGATGAAGACGTGCTTTCTGATTGTGTTTACTACAACGGAGCGTATTATCATCATTCTGACAAATGGTTCTCTGTCTCCCTTGTCTCGAACGTGCTTACAGTCGGTTCTGAGGTTACTGATGAGACGACACTCGCGGCGCTCGAACTGCTCACAAAATATGAGCTTTTCTATTACCGCACTCTGTCAGTTCTCACAGTACAGGACTCAACGAACCAGCCGGTTATGACAAGGGCGGAGGCTTCAGATATCCCGGACGGCTCGCTTCTGAAATGGGACTCAGTGAACAGCAAGGCTGTGGCGATTGACAACCAGCCGACAGCGGGAAAACTTCTCGGATACGGCACGGATACACAGACGGTTTATTCGGATAAATTCTGTATTATCGCTTCTTTCGATAATGATACTTACACTCAGACTCCATATGTGGATATTTTCTCTGATATTACATCTGAAGAGGAAATACCCGGGATTTCTTCGGCGGAGATAGAGACCGGATTCACGAACATTGTTGCTGTCAAAGATTTGACAGGGCTTTATATGGACTCCGCATCGGAAGTCTTTAGACTTTACTATCTGGATAATGGCGATTTTTACGAAGTGCTAGGGCTCGACAGTAACAATGATTATGTGCTCGCGGACGAGCCGACAGTTTCTTCCACGATGCATTTAGTTGATCATTCTTTCATGAGCGCTTACCGATGTTTTAAGACTGTGACCAAGAGCCAGTATCAGTGGAGAACGGCGCTCACGGACCCTCAGGAGATATTCGACATCATTCACCCGGTCGGTGAGGTTTATGTCCAGTACCCGCAGCAGGACCCGCCCGCAACGATTTATAACAAGAACGGAATAACATCTACATGGACAGTCATCGACTACAACGGGGCGTTCTTTAGGGCGCAGGGCGGAAATGCTATTGCGTTCTCAGAAAAAGGGAGCGTTTTAAGTTTACAGCTTTCACAGAACAAGAGCCACAATCACGGAGGTGAAACTAGCAGTGTCAGCGATAAATATGGCTCAGCAAACACAGGTGATATGAGTGGCAATAGTAGTGGCTCTTTTGGAGGAACTAATGGTGGACTGTATAGTGATAAAGCAACACATACATCTGGTCCATTTACTTGTGAGTATGTGCGTAATTTCGATGGAAATGGTTCATACCCACAATTATATAAAATTACGATGAACATTTCTCATACCCACAACTACGACCACAAGCACGACATCACCGCTGACGGTGGTACAGAAGCAAGACCTGACAACTACACTTTAAGGGTATGGAAAAGAACCGCATAGCCTTACAGTGCAAAGAGTTACGCAGTCCGCTTCCACACACGGATTGTATAGTTCATTGGTCGGTTTTCGGTGGCACTGCTGTTGTTACTGTCGGTTGTGTTGTCACTAGGACTGCCTGTGCTAAAATCGTGGCGGTGATTAACGTCGATGTTATAGCGATAATTGTAATCCTTATCTGAGCCTTCGTTTTCCATTCGCCCTTTAAGATTTCCGTCCACCCAAACGGCACCGCCTGCATCAGGGTAAATGTTGTTGGAAGGATTTCCTGCGTTCCACCAGCCAGTCCATCGCTCCTGTCCGTCAGCAAGGTTACGGCATGAGCCTGTCGTTCCACTGTGCGTGTGATTCTTCATACCGTGAGTGTGAGATTTCACCATATCCGCTTGAGTACTTAAAACGCTCGTTTAAATGTCAGAACTGACTAATTATTTATATGATTAGGTACACGTCAAAAGACATTATAAACCGGGCTGAACAGCTCGCAGACCTCCAGAACTCCGACTTTATCTCCGACTCGGAAAAACAATATCTCTTGAACGAGGCCTGGGGAATTTTCTACCAGAAGATTACCAACGCAAAAGACAAGTCGTTCATCAAGAAAGTCAGCGTATACAACGGCTTTACGCTCCCGCTGGACTTCATGCAGCTGTCGTCAATTTATGAGACACGCTCAAAGAACGGACTGTGCAAGATGACCGACGGCCAGAACTCCGGATATGACATCGTGAACAACCGGATTGTAGTGTCAAAGGATTATGAGGGGGTCGGTCTGACCATGGAGTACTTTCCGCACCCCCAGACGCTTTTCTACAACAGCGGGAAGAAAGAGGCTAAAAGTTTTGTCGTCGAGCCTCTGGTTATCATTGACGATGACCTGTTCATCGCCGAGACAGGAGGTGATTACTACCTCTACTCATTCTCGAATGATACGCAGCTCTCGCAGGTATCGGGCTCGGGGTTCAAGTTCAAGAACGGGCGAATAGTCCTTCAGAATGAAAATCAGATTGCTTTCAAAAGTTACAACGATGACGATTTCGAGATAAGGACTGATATTCCGTTCGTAGTCCGTGGCAACACTGTCACTTATGACACGATTCAGACTGACGAGGACTTGTCTGATTATGCGATTTGTTTCACTGACAACAGCGGGGAGGTGCTTTATTATCTGAACCGGGAGAACAGCAAGATTTACACGAAGAATTTTGAGGAGACAGATATTGTCGTCGACTCTGACTGTCTCCTGTATCTTCGTGACGACGGGCTTTATATCGGGATTCCGGGCGCGGGGTTCATCTACAGGGCTCTCGGCAATGTGGTCGAGAGGTTCGCGCTCGGCCTCAACTCGTTCTGCACCTTCGTCGATGATTTCTCGGTAATCGAGAGCTTCAACAGCAAGTTCTATAAATCATCATACGGATTCAATACGATTCTGGACTATCCGTCGAACATCTATTTCACGGTACTCGCCTACTCGCTCGCGGTCTCGTTCAAGATAAAGCAGAACGGAGACCCGACTTTATTGAACAGCAAGCTCGATGAGGCCGTGAACCAGTTCTGGGATTCATTGTCCAGGGACGACAACAACCAGTACACGATAAGGAACGTATATAAATCTAGGGGGCGGATATGGTAATCAAAAACCTCACAGTCATTGAAATCAACGCGGCGCTGCTGAAGATTCAGAAAGAGATTGAGGAGCTCCGGCAGCTCATACAGAACCTCTCGAACTCATAAGGATTTTAGACTATGGCTTTGAATTCAAATATCAGGAAAGTGTCTCTCCAGGGCTCCTGTGACCTCACGAACTTCAAGACGGATATTCACGACTACGAGGGGTTCGAGCAGGACAATTCTTTTTTTCTCAACAAGCGCAAGGTGAACTGGTGGAAGCGCAATACCGGAGAGGGTGAAATCGGCGGCGGTCTCCGCGGGGACGTGAACGGGGCTTATTTTGACGTCTACAAAGACGATGCTTTCATCGGGAAAATCTCGCGTGAGTATTACAAACTTGAGCCGGTAAGCTCGGACGCATGGAGAAGCGAGACGCTTCAGAGTGTTGTGAACCCGTTCCCGGAGAGCGACAATAAGGGCGTTTTTCTGAAGGGCAAATATCTCGGAAAATGCACCAACGTCACCGTCCAAAAATGCGGGGATTATTATTTTGTCGGAGATGCCTCCGCGCATATGGTCTATGTGTACGACTCGAGCATGAACCTCTACGATTCTTTTTCTCTCGTATTCAAGGATGGTCGTGACTCCCCTGATTACATAAGTTTTTTTTACAGGGCTGAGGGATACAGTTTTTCTTACCAGTATGGGGGAGTTACGTACGTTACGCTAAACATCCCCGCCGGGTATGTATACATTTATTATCAGAAAGGCACGACAAAAGCGGCGCTTATTTATAACATAAGCACGAAGACCCGCTACTTCAACACGTCATCTCAGTATAAATTCCTCTCGGTTGCTGACGGCTTTGAATATTTCGGTGAAGACTTAACGGTTGAGAATTACGGAGCTATCGGATATCTAAAAACATCTGGCTCAGATTCGTATGTCTCTTACCAGGTTGTTGTCGTAAACAACAACCTCTATTTGTCCGTGTACTTATGGGACACTTTATTAGGCAATGAACTGAAACTGTTCTATAACGGTTCCAGCGTATATTCCTCAGACCCCGGGTATGACAAAAACATAATGCTGAGTTTTTACGATTATGTGAACAACTCGGAGCGATGCAAAAGAACGCTGAAGCTCATTAACAGGGCGGACGGGGCAACTTTTTATACGCAGGAATGGTACACCCCGGAAGAGGAGTACACAGTCACCGTCAAGCACTACTCGAAGAAATACGGCCCGTGGGCTGTGAACTATATCTCGAACTATGCGAACAACATCGCGCATGACTACAAGAAACTTTTCCAGCTCGAGGGCAACGAGTCGGGCGGAATCGTCACGGATATCGACGGATTCAATGACACGTACATTTATTTCCACTATGGCTCGGACTATTACAGAATCTCAATCGCAACGGCTGACAATTTTGCTGATGTCGTGCAGTCACTCAACAGCGTCTATTTCATATTCAACACGACATCGTATCTGAACGCCTACTACAATAACGGGAATGACTGGTTCTGTAGTTGCGATGACTGGAATGACCGCGTCCTCTGGTCTCCCTTAAAAGATGAGGTGAAAGATGTTCAGAACACTTCACGGCTCGGCAACAACTGGCAGACACTCACGGACATGACATCTGTCTCGGAGATGATTGAGCCGAAATTCTCTAAGGTTGCGGTGACTCCGGACACATCGACATTGACAGCATATGAGAGCGGGACGACATGGGACGGCTCGGACAATGTCTACACATCGACCGGCGCTCTTGTCGATACGTCCACATGGACAGTGGGGCACTCACTGACCGGATATTATTTCGCACAGCTTTACAATACACAGGCGTCGTATATGTCGCCGTATTATATCGACTCAAATTATACATGCCCGGAATACCTTGACGAGAACCTCGTCTCACAGAAGCAGGCTTATACAGTCTACTGGCCGGAGCAGTCACCGCACACGACCGCGGATGTCTCGCTCGTGAAGCAGGGTTCTGTCAGCGTTGACGGGTTCTCCGTCTCCCTTGATACAGGAGATGTTTATTCCGTCCCGACGACGAGCCAGGGATTCCAGCGCACGACGGCGCTGCTCGACACTCAGTATCTCTGCTATACAGGCTCAATCATTATTCTGAACAAAGAGGGCTCATATCTTGGAATTAACTCCGCAACGCTCGGTATCTGGACCCTCGTGTTCCTGAATCAGACGGAAGTTGACCCGATCAAGGTCGGCGACTCGGTTTTCGTCATCAATGGAGTTGAGTACACATACAAAGCGGAGAGCAACAGGATTCTTGATTTCAACGGCTCCGTATGCTGCACAACGAACCTTATGAAATACATAGGGTTCTCGACCCGCTACGCATATTTTTACAGCACTTTCGACAAGGCCGTTTATATCTTCGAGGGTGATAACGCGCTCAAGAAGTATGTCCCGCTGGAACGTTATTCTCCGGCCTATACAGTCTATGAAGATGTCGGAAAAATCGACACGCTGAACATCTCGTCCCTTGATGTCGTTCTCGTAAACCTCGATACAGCCGTTCTGATTCTTTTTGACAGTCAGTTCATCGTGCTTGAGACAGGGAAAATCAACGCATGGAGCATTGACGAAACTCACGGAACGTTCATCATCAACGGAATCATGTACTCGCTCATCAAGTCGGCTTTGTCGTTCGGAAACTACGAAGAAAATGAAATCGTGCATATTCCGATTGAGATTGAGACTCAGTTTTACGGCGACCCGGACAATGAGACGAACAACATCAATGACTGTGTTTACCTGACAATCGACAACCTCCAGAACCTTACGTCCGGGGAAGTCACGCTTCACGCTGAGAGCCTCTGCAACGGAGCTATTGTGAAATCTGACGAGAAGACAATGAAACTGAAGCAGGACGATTTCAACGAGCTGTCACAGCTTCTCATCAAGTACCAGCCGAAACTGCAGGAATGCAAAGGGCTTAAACTGTTCATCAAGTCAGACTTCGAGATCGCGGAACTAAAAATCGGAACGTCTGTAGGCGCGATGAATC